ATGGAACGGAAGAGACGCGTTAACCTAGCCGCAGCCGGTCGTAATACTTCCGCGATAGAGTATCCGCCAGAATCTACGGATTTTGAGATTGCGAGACAGGCGTTTATGCGCCATTGTCGAATCCGCAACTTAACGGATGAAACGCTTAATTTCTATCGCGATACATCGAAAGAATTAGTTCGCCAACTTAACGCGCTCAACGTAGATAGACCGCTCGATGTTACGCGAGATCACGTTTTGAGGGCGATTGAGGCGAAACAAGGCGAAAAGATTAAGCGAGGCAGATCGGATACGCCCGCGGACGCTACGATAAACAAGCTGATTCGCGGGTGGCGTGCGTGGTTTAACTGGTTGCATACGGAAGGTTTTATCGAAGTCAATCCGGTAAAAGGGATCGGCACAATTAAATCTGAACGGCGGATCATAGAAACGTTCTCTAACGCGCAGATTAAAGTGTTGTTGGACACGCCTAATCGGTCGTCGTTTACGGGATATCGCGATTACGTCATTATGTTGACGCTGCTCGATACCGGCGTTCGCATATCGGAATTAGCCGGCATTAAAACGCACGATATCGATTGGCAGGCGCGAGTTATCTGTGTATATGGGAAAGGGCGGAAGGAGAGACTGGTTCCGTTCAGTAGATCGCTAGAAAAGCAACTGCGCCTGTATCTCGAAATTCGCGGCGTACTGGACCACGATCACGTCTTCGTCAATATCGATAATGATCCGTTTCAAGTGCGCGGCATACAGCAAGCGATAAAATTGTACGGTGAAGCTGCGCGGATTAAAGGCGTGCGAGTGAGTCCGCATACTTTCCGCCATACGTTTGCGAAGATGTATATAATGAACGGAGGCGATTCGTTCAGTCTGCAGAAGATACTCGGACATACTTCGCTCGAAATCGTTAGGATGTACGTTAATCTATTTGGAACGGATGTAGCGGCGCAACACGCCAAGTTTTCGCCATTGGAACGTTTATAAAAGTATATAGCGTCATCTCTTCGGATTAAATTCCGTTGAGGTGGCGCTATTTTTTATTTCTGCGAAATATTTACCGCAAAAGTGTGCGAAATCGAAACCGGCTCCGTCGAGGTTATTAGATAGCGGAAAGGGGGAGTAAGGTGAATTGGGGGGTAATTCAGGAAATAGCTTTAGATGAGGCAAAACAACGTGTATTTTCAAGACTGGACGACCTCATTGATCGGGATATAGACGTTCTTAGTATACGTAAAGAACTACCTTCGAAAGAATACGATTGTATTCGAAAGCAAGCAGTTCGAGCATTCGGCAGTTACAATCAGGCGCTCATAGAATACGGTCTTTATGACTCAAGTGGGACACCGCCGGACATTGAGGTCGCGAGATGCTTTCGACTGGAAGGTGATTACGTAGTTTCGCAATGCGTTGAAGAAAGCGAAAGGCTAATGGATCTCTATTCGATCGATGAATTGACTTTTCGCAGGGTATCGAAAGAGGTCATTTATTCATTAGAAATAGATGCACTGGACGAGTTTTACCGTGATTGTTTTCCGTTTGAAGGGTACCCAACACGGCGATTGAGGGAGGAGTTGCCTGAATTATACGGATATATGCGTAAGCATTTTGGCACCTTCAAACGATTCCTTCGCGCATATAAAGTTCCTTATAAATATATAGACCGAGATTATGGAGGAAGGGAGGCTATAAAATACGGTCATGAGTTCGAACGAAAACTAGGTGTAATTCTTGGGGAACTCTACCCTAACGTAGAAGCTCACGTAAAAATAGGCAGCTGCATTCCCGATTTTATCGTAGGAAGCTCTACCTGGGTTGATGCGAAGCTTAGTGCAGGGACGATACGTGATCCGCGGAGTCGTACTTTGGAGAAATACTCAATAGAGACGGACCAGCTTACGGTCTACTACGCAAGAGACAGGGAACCACCGTTTCGTCTCGGATTTGCTGAGATCAAACACATTTCAACTCTGTACCCGCCTTTACATGAAATAGGTCGCGCAGATTTAGTACACGACATGAATGCGTTTATAACGTCTATCTCTTTTCGTGGAGAAGACGCAGCATAATCGGAAAGGAGGCGATATCAATCACGGAACAAAAACTCGTATCGGTCGAATCGCAAACGGAATACTCCGTAACATCCGGCGCCAGTGAGACGCGGATATTCGTTAAGATGTACGTTGATGCCGCAAAAGCCGGTCTTATAGCGGACATGGGCGCGCAGAACTGGACGACACTTTGCGTAATCGCTTCGTTTATGGATGCGGCGGGCAACTGTTACCCAACGCAGGAACAGATTGCGAGGTATCTCGGAGTTAACCGTCAGACGGCGAACCGATACGTTAAGCGTCTGGTCGATTACCGTTGGAATGGGCGCGCGGTAATACATGCGGTAAGGGATCGGTCGCCTAGCGGAACATGGCAGAATACGCGATATACGGTCCTTCCGATCAGCCAACTCGCGATATTCAATGCGCAGCCGGAAGCGATAGAAGGCGGTTAGGTGGGCGGATTAACGTCCCATGTCCGTGAATACCGACATGGTGAACACCGACACGGTGGAGGAAGACACTAACTATAACCAGTCTTTTAACAAGAGCCATTAAGAACTAGATAAAACATTACTGCGAGTTAAACCGAAGAAGAAAACACTATCGCTTCGGAAACTTCGTTTCCTCGCGAGACGGTTAATATCAAAACCTTTTAATACGCGAGAAAAAGCTTAGCGTAGATAATTGTATAAGGTACTTAATAGATTAACAACGCGTGAGGGGTTATTCGAAGAAGAAAAGACAACAGACTCGCCCGCGCCGCCCGCCATCGTCTCGCTAAATCTGACCGCGAAATTAGACGCTTTCCCTTGCGAACGACCAAACGATCCAACTCGCATCGAAAGCCGCTAAATCGCCGCTGAAAATCGCCAATAAACTATAAACGGAGGTATCCCGTATGTCCAACGAAAACCAACGCAACACCGCTACTATCACACTGCCCACTATTCCGCGCCAGGTTGCGGAAGCTATCGAAAGAATCCGGACGCAGCATCCCGACTTATGCGACGTAATTGAACTCGCATTGGATGCGCAGGAGGGCTATCCGCATACGCCGCCAGAGTTCCGCGTTATCCCGTTCGACACGCTCATGTCCGCGCTAGTTAACGGATACACCGTCGAAAAGTCCGCGGAGGAGCTGGAACGCGAGGCGCACAATGCGATTCGTGAAAGCTTCGATTATCACACAACGGGTTTTACTGACGACGGGGATGACGCGTACGTTGACGGAATGCTCGATACGCTAAACACGCTCGGAATAAAAATCGAAGGGGTGAACGCATAATGGCTTCGACTACGTCTTCGTTTTCAACGAAACTCAACGTATCCATCACGCAAAACTATCGCCTAACAACGGATAATACGCAGTTTATCCTCCAACGCCGCCACACCGTTGACCCTACGAAATCGCCCGGCTATACGGCGCCTGCAGACGGATCGCCTCCGCCCGAACCGCGCGAATCGTGGAAGGATGACGGATTCTATACGCTGAACGAGGGCGGAATCACAGCCGCCGCCAAAGCCGCTATACTGCGCGATACAGACGTTAGTAGAGCGGAAACCCTAGCGGACGCCCTGCGATTATATGCGGATGAGACGGCGAAACTGGCCGGACTGATTAGCGCGGCGTTGCGTGTAGATGGCGCACATAGGCGTCAGCCTAAATCTGAGCGGTGAATTAGGCGTGCTGGGCGTGCGGTAGGGTTAGCGGTAGGGGACGAGGGAAAGGCGCTGATTTAGCGCTCAAATTTTGCGACCGTGTGATTCCGCACGGCTTCCGTATAACTATTAATATAAGCGAAAGGATGTGCGTTAAATGGACGTATTGAATACGACGGGCGGCGGAGTTGACGGAGCGGCGATATTAAGCGCTATTTTCTTCGGTATTGGCGCGATAGCTTCGTTCGTGCTGGTGATACTATATGCGCGCGATAGAGAGCATTCCCGTGCGGTGGTTTCCGGATTAACAGGCGCACTATCTGCGGCGTTGGTCGCATTCTACGTATTAACGTGCGCAGAGCCGATCCGCCACGAAGTCACACTGCGGCCGGGCTACGTTATCGATGCGGCTAAATACGAAATCGTAGAGCAGCGCGGAAAAATATACGTTATTGAGGAACGGGAGGCGGGCGAATAGTGAGGTTCAAGTTGTTCACGCGCAAGTGCAAGCACGAATGGAAACGCAGTATTACGAAAATTTGTACGGTGACTAACGAAATAACGTATAAGTCGGTTGTCTGCGCTAAGTGCGGCGAATATAAAGTAATTCACGGGGAGGAATCGGAATGACCACGGAACAACAGCGCCAGGAAGCGCAAGCCATCGCGCAGGAAATCGAGCGCCAGTTAGACGCGGCTCTTGAGCTGCGGACGATTGACGGGATATTGCGACATTATGGGCGGTAGGTTTACGAATCGCAAATACGTAGTTAAATAAGATAACGGAGGGATGTTTCGATGTGGTGGCAGAGTAAACGCAAAGAGAAATTCGATATGTTACGCGAGGTATATGAAGATACCAGCGCGCAACTTAAAATGACGCAGGATGCATGGCTCGAGATCTACAGAAAGAAGTGTAGGCAGAACTACGAAATTGTGCGTCTGCAGGCGGAGGTAGAGCGGATGAAAGAAGCATTAGAACGTATCACGACTGGAACAATGTCGCAATACTCATCGCATGTCGATATGTTAGTTGATTTTAAACGGATAGCAAAGGAGGCGCTGCGCAATGCCGACGAAACCGCGCAAGAAAATAACGGCTGAACAGCGCAAAGACTGGCGCAATCTTCCGCTGGATGACTGGAACACCGCGACCGTCCACGCGATGGTTATCGATTTAAACGCGGAGAAATTCGCAGTCGAGAAATACGTGCCGATGCGCGGCTACGGATTCGAACAGGGATCGATTAAACGCGCGCTAACCGAATACGGTGCGGAAGCCCTCCGCGAGACAATCGAACGAGCCTTCGCGGAATATCGTCCGACTGCGCAATATCCGCAATTGACCGCCGGCTTTCTGATTGCGTATATGTTGCCGCGGATACTTCCGCAGGTGCTGGCGGAGCAACAACGGAAAGCAAAGGCGGAGAGTGAACCGGTGAATGGCGGGATGAGTGCGGAGGAATTGGCGCGGTGGCTTTAAAATTTTTTATTACTGCGTAGTAGACACAAAATGCGAAGGAGGAAAAGAAATGAAAGAGCCACTGAAATGTGACCGTATAGGCTGTAATCAAGATGCAGTTTATCAAGGGCATATCTACGGGCACGTAAAAGGTGAAGATCCCAAAGATTCATTTTTACCTGTTAACGCATGTGAGAGCCACAGTAAGTCTACTGGATTTTATATTGAGGCTAAGTTGAAGTAACGGCGCAGTTCGAACGAAATGCGCAATAGTCGGCTTCGGAAGCGCGTATAAGCCGCTTTACAACCGAGGAAAATACGTTATATATTTACCGCGAAGGAGGAACGCAATGGAATCGAGAACACACGCTGACAAATGTATATTAGCGCAGCATTGTTCGCTCGCAGGCTCCGATAAGTGTAACGCGCTATGCTCGTCCTATATCGCTGTCCACGGACATAACGCCGCAGGCGGACGAGTAGCAGCCGCAAATATTCCGTCGGATTACCAAAAGGCAACGCTGCAGAACTCGCCAGCGCGCAAAGATCAGGCGGCAGCCTATTCCGTCATCGATTCGTACGTTAATACTTTCCAGCGTCAATTTAACGAAGGAAGTGAGCGCATTAAATCGCTTTACTTAGTATCCGCATCGCCAGGCACCGGTAAAACTACGACGGCTGTCGCGGTACTAAACGAATGGATTGTGCGCCACTATATCGGATCAGTCCAACGTGGGCTTTCGCCCAAAGAACGGCCCGCCTTCTTTCTCGATGTGAACGCGTGGCAGACGGATTACAACACGTTCAATCGACCGCGAGTTCCGGACCACATAGCGGAGCCGGCTGCGGAAAGATATTATCGTTATCAATCCGCCGCGTCATCTGCGCCGTTCGCGGTATTAGACGATATCGGCGTAAGGGATGCGTCAGAGGCGTTTCGCGCGGATTTACATGCGGTTATCAATGCGCGCGTAACGGAGGGGCTTCCGACCGTATACACATCTAACGTAGCTATCGAGGATTTGGCGCTAGTGTTTGACGCCAGGCTTGCGGATCGGGTTCGAGACATGTGCCTAGTGGTTCCGTTCAAAGGCGGGAGCAAGCGTGGCATAAGGATTTGACGAGTTTTCATGGCGTTTACAATTCGCAAAAATGAAAAACGCAGAGAGATTGCGAAATAAAGAGATAGTGTCCGGTTCATGCGAACATACATCCTATTTTTCACAACATGAAACTCCTTTTTTGGAGCGACAAGTTATATAATCGGAGGTGTTACGAGAATGGCGATATATGGCGAACAGATAATATCGAAGATTGCGGACGAGGGCGACGTATCGGCGCTATCCAAATACGGTATTATCCGCGATGATTTCCCGACATTGAGCGAGCGTCGGGCGTATGATTTCGTTGTAAAGTATGCGCAGGAAAACGGCGGCAAGGCGCCGAGCTACGCTTCAATTGCGGGCGAGTTTCCGGATCTGACGTACATTCCCGGCGTTACGGATAGTTTCGAATACCTGGCGCGAGGGTTAAAAGAGAACGCTGCTAAACGTATGGCCGCCGAAAAGGTAAACGGTTATCAGGACGAAGAAACCGGAAAGCGCGTTCCGTCTGAGTTTGCGGAAGCTTATCAAAAAATGTCGGCGGAAGAGTTCTCAGGGTACTTGAAAGATTTAGCAGATAAGATTAAAATGAGAACAAGCGTTCGAAATTGCCAAAAGGCAACGGACGTGAAAACCGACTTCGAAAAGTTCCTAACGGAGTATCGCGCACGTAAAGCCGGCAAGTCTTTCCGCATCTGGCGGTCAGCATTTGCGTATATCAACGAACAGATCGGCGGATACCTCTCATCGAATATGTACACTTGGTATGCGCGATCCGGCCGCGGTAAGTCCGTCATCGTAATGGTAGAAGCGCTAGAAGCCGCGATACAAGGCGCAACCGTTCTCGTATGGGCGCTCGAAATGTCTACGTTCGAATGGTTGGCGCGCGCATATTCGTATCTGAGCGCAAAGGCCGGCGTTATCCATGCGCAGATAGACGGAGTAGATTACGATGCAGGCTTCGATAATAAGGCGATGCTTTTCGGTAAATTATCGGAAGAATACGAACGTGAGCTGGAGGAGTTTTTGCGTAATCTGAACGAATCAATTAGCGGACGAATTATACTTCGCGCCGCAGATCACGCCGATTTTACCGACCGTTCCGTGCGCCAACTTGAGACGGATATCGAACAATATGAGGCGGATGTCGTCGTTGTTGATCCGATTTACTATATGGATTACGAAGCGAATACGAGCAAGACGGCGGGCGGAGATGCGGCAGCAACATCGAAGAAACTGCGTTTATTGGCCGGGCGGACCGGAACAGTAATACACGTTATCACTCAAGCGGATGAAAACGCGAATGAGAAAGGTGACGATGGTATCCGCGAGATGAAGCCGCCGAAACGTGCGGAGATTAAGAAGACGAAAGCGGTTCTTGAGGACGCGGTTAATACGTTCGGTATCGATACGCTGGCGCATGAAGGACGCGGAGTTATCGAACTCGGCAAAGGGCGTAATGGCGGCGAGGATGCGCGTGTCGAAATCGTATATTTGCCGAATTTCGGGATCGTGCGGGAGATTAGCGGCGGGAATGGCGGGCAGTTTGTGAGTGGATTTTAGTTCAATAAAGTTCGTTTCCTAACAGGAAACAAAAATATATCAAACTGTGTTGACTAGAGAAACATAGTGGTATATTATAGCAATATATCAATCTATCAAATTCCAAATAAAGGAGTTCTATCAAATGAGTACAAAATTACTAGGGGAGTTTATTCAACAAAAGAGAAGTGAAAAGGAGATGTCGCTTAGAGATTTGGCGGAGTCTGCTGAAATCAGTCCTTCTCAGTTGAGTAAACTTGAGAGGGGGTTGGTGAAACACCCTAATAGCGATTCTATTGTCAGAATAGCATACGCTTTAAATGTAGATAAGGATGATCTATTAGCTTTAGCTGGAATTATTAATATCGAAAATGTGATAACGCATGATAAGGTTTATGACTTTTCTGAGATTATTCTTCAAAGTTTGAGAGAGACGTCCGTTGCTTACGAAGAAGCTTCTTTACTTGAACAATTTAAAGACATCGTAGAATATAGGAACCAAGATTTAGACGGTTCAGATATTTTATTCATCGCTAAAGAAATAGAGGCAGCGTACGAGTTAGGATTACGTCGCGTCAGAAGCAAAAAGAGATTAGAAGGGATAAAGCAACAAGACTGGAATGTGGAGTTCGATGATGGGAAGGAGGGATGACTTATAGAATGCTTATTGCAAGTCATTGAAAGCTTTCCTTGGCGTAATCCGCGATGGCATCCGCTAAAACTCGAAGCGTCCTCACCGTTTCGCGCTGGCGATGATTCCCCGTCATTCTCAGTTAACCTCGATCCATCTTCGGATAAATACGGATGGTGGAACGATTGGGGCGCAAAGGAGAAGCGATGGCGCGCAGGACCCCCGGAGAAACTTATCGCATTTTTACGCGACATAACGGAAGAAGAAGCGCTTGAACTAATACACGGTGGCGGCCGCGACGGACCTGGCGAATACATACTCACGATAAGACTACCGCAAGACAGCGCCAGAAAACGGTACAAGCCGATTGACCCAACGCTATATAATTCGCAGCCGAGCGAATACTTGTCCGGACGAGGTATAACAACGGAGATTCAAGCGTTACTTGGAACCGGCTATAATCCGCGATATCAAGCGGTAACATTCCCGTGGAAAGATCCGTCTGGAATCGCTATGAACGTAAAATACCGCTCAACTCGCGATAAGATATTCTGGTACGCAAGGGGCGGCGCGCCTGTCCGTACAATGATATACGGAATCGACGTAATTTATGCGCAAAGGATTAAGCGCGTTTTAATTGTAGAGAGCGAGACGGACGCACTATACGCATGGAGCTGCGGAGTGCCGGCGGTTGCTGTCGGAGGGTCAGCGTTTACGGAGGATAAGGCGAATTTACTGCGCAGATCCCCGGTCGAGGAATTATTACTCGGCGCGGATAACGATACAGCCGGACAAGCCTTGCGAGAGCAGATAACACAGAAGATGCGCGGATACTGTGCGCTATATGACGTAGAGATTCCGCCGTATGCGAAGGACATGAACGATGTAAAAGAGGCGGAAACCGTACGGAAGATTTGCGAGGAGGCGCGTTTAGTCGGTCCCATTATCGCGCTGTAGTCTACATTCTGTAGACAATTCCGGCAGCAAGTCCGTTAGGACTCGCCATCGCCGCGTACTTGTATCCATTCGTAAAGATCGCGCGGACTGTAATTAAGGCCGAGTTTCGCGTTTATAGTATCCGTTATGATGACCGAAGTAACAAGCGGCATCTTCCTGCGGGCTTCTGTCGCATAAAAGGAAATTGTCCGTTTATTTAATCCGGAGTAGTTCGCGAGGTCCTGCTGAGTCCAGCCTATTTCGCGCAGAATGTCAACGAGTAAGCAGCGGCCGTAAGTGACCTTCATCGCTGCCTCCGCTGTTATGAAATTATGTACCTAAATTATTTTAGCATATTTTTCTTAAAAGTGTGCGAGATAGAAATGCGGTCCGTCGAAGTAATTGTAAGACACAAAACGAGAGGTGATAGGATGTCGTTTATTAAACTTAATAGTCTTGCCCTAGCATACGCAGCCGCAAGAAGTGACGTAAATTTCCGGTCTTTATATGAGGAGGCCAACGCAGTTTTCCGGAAGATGAATCGCGTTAAAGTGGTTCGGTCTGGTTATGGTGATGAAGCCGATGCAGATGAAATACTCGACGCAGTAGTGTGGCGATTATCAAAACGCGATGACGTAAAGGATTTCGGCAGGATGATGTCAACAGCGCTAAAGAATGCACGGCTCGACCTCTTCCGATCCGAAACAAGCCGACGAAAAGGAATCGACTATGATTATGCGGACAGGGAAGAGAGTACGCCAATACTCGAAATACCTACCGAAGAGACTCCGGAAAAAATCTTTCTTGAGCGTGAAAAAGAAGCCGACCAGCGTCAACTGATCGACTTCCTAGTAAGTTCGGATTCAGGCGAACCCGACGCCACGACGACAGCCATCGTCGAAGCAATTGCAGCGCAGCCTAGCGCCAAGGATACCGCGATCGCCAAATCGCTTGGTATCCACCATGAGATTGTTAAACGTAAGTTTCGCAAATTATATCGCCGTTACGACGCCAATCGCTTCGGAGATTATCGCGAATACTTAGCAGTTTAACCAGTGTGGAACGGCTTTTCAGGTAGGAGAGCCGTTCACATAAATTATAACATACCATATCAAGTTACTATATTGAAATAAAACTTATGTACTAATATGTATTCCCTAAATATTACCAAGTATACCTTTAACGATTCCAATTCTACGAAAAAATTTGAGAATTGTCAACGTTTATTTAAGTACGCCCAAAATAAAATTTGGAGGCATCTTACATGAGTACTATACGCAAAACAACGAACGAAGTTTCGTTTCCTAATAAAAATGTTCGTCCATCTGCGCCGCTCACATTTCTACAATATAACGGAGCGCCCGAAGAATACGAAGATATCGCGGATTACTTGCCGCAAGATCGACCGCTAAAGGGGGCGCGCATCGCATGAGCATCGCAATTGATCCGAAAGCCGGCACGCACTTCACCGGTAAAATATTCGTCACTCCGCACGCACTAGACGAAGCGACAAAAGACTTCGGAGTAGAACGCGGAAACGCGCCAGTATTCGTAATGGATAACCTACGGAAAGCGTCGTTTATCTCAATGATCGTCAACGAGGACGGTCGACCAGCTCGCCTATTCGGATATAAGCGCATGGCATTCGTAGTGGCTCCGGATGCTGACACGGTAATAACTGTTTATCCGCGTCACAGCGTCAATCAGACGTTATCCGCGGCGGTATTAAAACTCCTGCAGCGAACGTTAAAATCTGCGGAAAGAAAAGAGAAGGCGGCCGATAAACGCACGGCGATCACTAAGGCGGAGCTTAACGTCGAGCGCGCCGGATGTGAGTTGCGGAAAGCCCGTTCGAACTCCTTAACGATTATTAGCGCAATGGATGCGCGAATCAACGAAATAGATGCGGAGTTATCTCGTCTGGATCGCGAACTATTGGAAATAAAGCGAGAGAAAACGAATCTGGCGAATAGTCTCGTAGTGTTCATTTGAAATAAAGCCGATGTCCTGCGTCGGCTACGCGGCAGTAGCGGCGGAAGTCTCACCGTTATTACCGCGTAATGGGCGCAGGAAAGACGCAGCCCGAGCGGAAGGATCACGCGCATATTCGGAGCTTACTCTCCGGACGCGTGACGAAGCGTAAGTCGTAAGTTTGCGGAGTCGACACGCAAATAAGCGCAATCCTTCCGTAAAATTAAATAAACCGAAGGGAACGTGATTGAATGTCTATGTTTACGAAGGTAGGCGCAGCAGCCGTAGCCGCAACGAATAACGATGGAGGCGCGAAGGAAAGTCCGATCACATCGTTCAAGTCCGGTTCTATGTACAAAGTTGGCGTGAAGTCCCTCGAAAATGTTGCGGAATACTACGGTTACAGCGTCTACAAGAAAGTAAACACGTTTGTACCGAAGAATCCGGCCACCCGTAACGCTCGCGGATTTGTTGACGCTAATCCGACCGCATGGGATCAAGCGGCGGACCTTCTGTACGCTGACGCCAAAGCCGCGAAAGAAGCCGGCGCAAGTGAAGACGCGGTTAAAAAGATTACGGACGAAGCGTATTTATATCGCGGCAAACAACGTTTCCTACGCGCATTCTTCGATTTGACAACAGGCAAGGATATCGTTGTTGACTTGAGTCCGAAGCAAGAGAAAACGCTCAAGGCCGTTATCGAAAAGTATGCGAAGAAGCTCGGCAGCATCGCGTTCGAATTAACGAAAACAGGCGCGGGTACAAACGCAGTAGTCGCATTGTCTCCGATCATTGACATGGACGAAGACCTTACGGACGCTGAACGTGCCAACTTCGCGAAGATGGGCGAGCAACCGTTCGACCTGGCGGATTTCGAAACGTGCTTGTACGTTGCGGATGAAGAGGAACAAACGAAGAATCTCGTTATTGCCGGATTTGATATCGCGCGCCTCGGACTCTCAATCGGAGCTGCAGCGCCAGAAGCAACGCAAGAATCCGCACAACCAACCGATGATGACGCGCCAGACGCTCCACCTAGCGAAGAGGAACTCGGATTCTAAACGAAAAGGAGGCGGAAGCATGGACGTAGCTGGTCCGGAAACGCGCAATGTCACCGTATTAGTAAACGTTAAGGACGCGAAGAAACTTCCGCAGACTGGCGCTTACTTGGCGAAATTCCTATCGAATCTAACGAAAGACCACGGACTATTCTCGGTTAACGTTGCGGCGAGCGTCGAACCTGCGCAAGAAACAGCGTTCGGCGCCGCACAGCCGCCGGAGGAGCCTACGGAAATAGAAATTGTATTTATACCGGAAGGGGACGATTAGTATCGCGCACATAACTGGAATCGTAGGAGTTTACTCGGAGTTAATCGCACAAGCTGCGCTACTTGCTAACGGATGGAATATTCACGAATCGAAGACGGCGGAAGCGTACGACATTCTCGCAACTGACCCGGTTTCAGGCGACCACGTAAAGATTCAAGTCAAAACGGTTAAGCAGCGCGATGATAAGAACGGGGAACTCGTTATCTACGCGAGAAAAAACAACGGAACAGCCTACGACCGAGCCGACGCTGATTTTTTAATCGGTGTTTGGGTGGACAACGGCGAAATTCCTCGCGTATTTATGCTCGAGAATAGATTGTTGACGGAGTATTGGGCGTCCGAGGCGCGTGCTTCCGAACGATGGATCGAGCTGCCAATCGCGTTTGACCGTTCGCGTTTTGCCGCAAGGGAGATCGCAGTATGACGTATCTCGACCGTTTCGCACCGCCAGTTGATCCGCCCTTGGTCGCCTACTGCGCCCATTGTGGCGGAGAGATTTACGCCGGCGACGAGGTTAAACGCGTTGATGACGGAGGCGGCTTCGTTTGCCATAACTACGGAACAGACTGCGCAACACGATACGCAGAGGAACGCGTTTTTGACGCAATAGGAACGATTAATATCCGAGGGGAGATCGATTAAATGGCGAAGTTGAGCGTAGTGGTTCCGGCGAATGAGGTAGAAGTGGGCGGGGTCAAATACCGCAAGGTTGAGCGTGTGGCGCAGGCGGGAGATATCGTTAAGGTTATGTCGCAGGATTACGACCTGCAGTACGGTGGATTCTATCCGGTTGTGGCGGGCGCCTCTGACAGCCCTGGCGTAGTGGATGACGTTAATGATTTCGTTCATCCATTCGATAGGTACCCGAAAGACTTCGAAGTCTACGAAAAGGTGGCGGAAGAGGCGCAGCCAACGCCTAAATATCGCGAGGTTAACCGTCCGGCGAAAGTAGGCGAGCGCATCCGGATTGTACAGCTATACGGCTCCGAAGACCGATATGAAAACGGAGACGAGTTCGTCGTAGAAAAGGAGGAAGGCCTCGCAGGAGTATACGTAAAGCATCCGGAAGGGACCATTAACGGCTGCGCGCTTGTAATTAACTCGGAATATGTCGTACTCGAACCGGCTGAAAGCGCGGCGTCAACTACGCAATCCGAGCGTCTGAAAGTCGGAGAGTATGCGAAGGTAGTCGGCAGCACTAACGGATTTACTGAGCGTGGTGATATCGTCGAGATTACAGAAGACGACGGCTCATTTACTCCGTTCTGTCTCGCATTTATAAACGGAGAATATGCCGGATGGCAGGACGAGGTATCGTTAGTCCGCGCAACTGAATCCGAAGCCGAAGCCGAAGCCGCTAAACAGGCGCTTAAAGTAGGCGAATTTGCTGACGGTGGCTATGCGGAAGTTAAGATGAACGCTGACGGATATCTTAGTCGCATCGTAAGCGGATCATATGTAGAGGTGCGTCCGACGGAAGTACCCGGACCTTATGCGCTCGAACTCAAACTTCCGCAAAAGGTAGGGTTTCATGACGGATACTGCAACGCCGACGCACTCCGCAAGGTGACGCGTAAGGAATACGAAGCTGCAACTGATCCACGTAGTAAATTCGCTAAAGGCGATAAGGTTCGGTTGATTAGCGGCGGG